GATGGTGTACGAGATTGTATTGAAGACAATATGTTGACGCCGGGTATTAATCGTGATGCAATGAAATTTGCTTCCGAATTTAGAAAAAAGAGAGCAGTTGACCCTTTTGGTTTCCCTCTTGAATATTTAATAAGAACTCTTCTTTTGAACGAGTTTCATCAGTCAACCCCGACACCTGTCGGACCAAAAACTAGAGCGCACACAATGAGAATGAAAGCAATAGAAATGGGAGAAGACTACTAATGATTATCCATAATGTCCCACTATCGTCATTGAAAGCCCCATCTTGGGGTTCAACATATTTGCTCAGACCAGAGAAAATGTTGCTTCGACTATCCATGATTGAATCTGGCTGGTTGCAACCTTTAGTCGTGCGTTTATCCGACCAAACAATTATTGATGGAACAAAGAGGTGGGATATGGCTCTTTCTGAAGATAAATTTTTGACCAAATACGGTAAGACCGCCCCCATCATTTATCACGATGTTGACGAAATTGATGCGATGGTTTTGCATGTTCGTTTAAACAGGGCGAGAGGAAATTCGCATCCTGTTGGTTTGAGTGGTTTGTTGAAGAAAATTATTTATTCAGGCAAATACAGCGAAAAAGATTTGTCAAGTATTCTTTTGATGAGTGATGACGAAGTTGACCTTTTGCTTTCTCGTGGGCTTTTAAAGAAGAAAAATTGGGAAAAATACGAATATTCAAGAGCATGGGTTCCAATTGAAGTTCCTAAAAATGTTGAAGTTGAGACATCGTTTATAGAAAGACCACCTAATCCAGATAGGTAGTTTTAGCCCACATTTCTTAAAATGTGGTAAAGTCGTAGTAGTTTCTTTTAGGAGTAGCGATGCCACGACCCCGTTATACGGAAGATGTTGAATTCCGCACAGACATTAATACCGCCGGTAATGTAGTCCGCCGTGCAAACTTTGTGCGACGCCCTCGTAGGGTTGGTGGTCGTAGCGTTCCGGGTAGTGGTCGTTATTACCGCCGTCGTCAACAAGAACTTTTGGCAGGTCGGCGTGCCGCGCAGCGTGCACAGCAAGGAGCAAGAAGGACACGGGCAACTGCTGCTCGTGCGGGTAGGAACCAAGGTAATCCACGGTCAACAGGTCGCCAAGTGACACCTCGTGGACGGGGTGGAATCAGAGGCGCACTTGCTCGTGTAGCGAGGGGTGTAGCCAACCGTCTTGAGAGACGCCGTACCAACCGTCGTTAACCGGGAGGTGAGCCGTGCTCGTAACGGTTTCTGAATTACAAAAATACATGGACATCCGTTTTTCAAACCGCCAAGAAGAGGCTGCGGAATATGTCCTTGAAGGATTGCAAAGCGAACTAGAGGCTTATCTGCGACGACCCGTTGAAGTGAATAGTTTTGTTGAAGTCCATGTGATGGACAATAATCATGTCGGCGTTCCTATGTCATCTTTTCTTTATAACTATGATAATAATTCAACAACAGATGAATTAATGAATCTTGCTCAACCTCCAGTAACTGTTTATTTGGATAATTCACCAGTAACAAGTGTTGAGTCTGTTGTCCTTATTCACCCAAATAGCCCGACAGAAATCCCCCAAGTAGAGGGTCGTGATTTCGTTGTTAGGAAATATGGAATTGATTTATATACCGCTTTTGCTAACGACAAGGTTGTCATAACTTATGATGCTGGTTTAAATGGGGAAAATATTAAAATGATGAAATTGATGATTCTCAGAGCAGCGACTCGTGAAATGCAAAACATGCACGACGATGTTGTTGGGGTGAAAGACCTTGAAACAAGAAATGTTGCACCACTTGAAACAGGATTTTTAGAAAAAGAACTTCTTGCGGTTAAGCGTTGGCGTAGACACAGAATTGCTTAACCATGACTGTTAGCGTAAAAGTTACTGTTCATGCTGAAAAAGCCATTAAAAGAATGCGCGACATGGAGCGCAGGTCTAAAGATTTTCGTGCAGTTTTTAGGTGGGCTAAAAAAGAATTAGAAAAAGCAAATAAAGAAAACTTCGCAGCATCTGGTTTGCCTGTTGGCGGGTGGGCTCCACTTGACCAAAAATATTCTGCTTGGAAATCAGTTAACTTCCCGGGTCGCCCGATTCTTGAAGCCACAGGTAATTTAAAAAATAGTTTGGTGAGACTTGACGGTCCGACTAACAAAATTCGTTTAAAGTCAGCCGAATTCGGAACAGATGTTGAGTACGCAAAATTCCATCAATATGGAACATCAAAGATGGCTAAAAGACAGATTGTTTACGAACCACGAGGTTTTGCTCGTACATTGGCTGAACACACTGGCGAGTATGTTGTATACGGGCGGTTCCGATGACAGAATTAATGCAGGGCGCACAGTTCGCTAAAGCATATGTTAATAATTATTTGAATGCAGATATCCCTTCGCGTATAAACAAATATCGAAGTGGCTGGAATCTTGATGACAGAGAATTGCCTACACCAGAATTTTTTCTGACTTACGAACCAATCGCTCTTGACCATTGGCCGACAATTATTACTGTTGCTATTTCTACTAACAATTTTGAAAGATTGATGCTTGGCGTTGCTGGTGACCCGATGTATCGAGCAAATTACAACATGAGAACATATATTTGGGCAAAAACTGAAGGTTCTGAGGAAGTCACTTTGATGCGTGACCGTCTTACGACGGTTGTGCGGGCGGCTTTGCTTGATAGACCTTCTTTGAATCGCCACGATGAGGTTTATGGCTGTGATGCCTATATTGATGAGTCTTCTATAACTGAAGAATTTTCTGACCTTACTTTGATAAAAGGTGACAGAGTATTGGCTGGTGCATATTTAGGCTATGATTTAATGTTGAACGAAATAATGTATCGAGACCAAATCAGTGATTCATTAGAAGTAGAGACAGAAACTGTCAATCTTCGTGGGGAATAGCAAATGCGTGTAATTACCGACAAACTTTTTGAAGGCGAAGAGGGAATGGTGCGCGTTTGGAATCAAACCGATGGTTTTGTCGCTTTGACTGAAGAAGGGCATTTGCTTGATTCGCACAAAATGGCTTGGGTTGACGATAACCCTGTTGTGCAGAATCTTATTGAAATCGGTCATGTTATGGTTATGGCTGGCGTATCTAAGAAAAGCGCAAAAAAAAATGGGAAAACCCGAATAAAAGCCTCGGAACGCCAAGAGAGCGTTATCTCCCAAAGTCTTCCTGTTGCCCAAACGCAAGAGGTTGAAGAAAATATAAGTGAAATCAATGAAATTCAGGTTGCGTCAGAATCCAAAAATACTGACGATTTACTTGACAGTCTAATTTTGGATAGTTCGCAAATTTCAGACAATATTGACAGCGTTTCAGTTGAGAACATCTAACTAATGTATACTCGCTGTAAGCAATATTTCCTGAGTTGCATTAAAACGACGGAGGACGCCGGATGCCCGGAGTAACAATTTCCACAGCAGTTCGCACAGGCGCTATCAACACGGGGGCGGCACCAGCCGCCACCTTCTTTGTTGTTGGTCAAGCACAGCGAGGAATCGACAGTCAAGCAGTACTAGTTACATCGCTTGAGGATTACGAGACAAAGTTCGGTGGTCATGTAACAGGTCACTACACTTGGTACTCGCTTAAAACATTTTTTGAAGAAGGCGGAGTTAGCGCCTATGTCGCTCGTGCGGTAGACAGCGATGCTGTAAAAGCAGATATTGATTTGCTTGTTGGCGTCTCTGACCCAGGCATCACTTTGACCGCAGTAGGTCGAGGGACTTGGGGTAATGACCTCAGCGCAACTGTTGCATCAGTCGCAGGTGGCTTTACTCTCACAATCGGCTACTCAGGTGTGGGACTTTATTCCGCTTCATTTGCAAACTTGAACGAAGCAGTTTCAGCAGTGAACACTTCTGCAACTCTTTCAAACTATTGCACAGCCGCATTGACAGCAGGTGCTGATGGAACAGATGACCTCGCCGCTCTTGCCTCAACAGATTTCTCTGGTGGCACAGATGGCACAATTGCAACAGCCGACTTCACATCGGCTCTTTCAATGTTTGCCGAAGACCTTGGTGCGGGTTGTGTTGCTATCCCAGGTCTTGCGACAGGTAGCGGTGACGCAACAATTTACAACGCATTGAAAGACCACGCATCAAGCAACAACCGTATTGCTTTGTGCGGTTTCGCTTCAAGCGCAAGTCTTTCCAGCGCTCGTTCCGCTTCGGAAGCATACACAAGCACAGACGGTCATGAGTTCATGGCTTTCTACCATCCTTGGGTTGTTATCCCTAATGGTTCGGTGAGTGTTTCAATTCCACCTGAAGGTTATGTTGCGGGCGCTCGTGCTCGTGCACACAACGCTGTAGGTCCATGGCGTCCATTCGCTGGTTTGAATTCAGAAGCACAATTTGTTTCTGGTGTAAGTATTCCGGTTAGCCGTTCAGAAGGCGACCTTATGGAAGCGGCATTGGTTAACCCAATCCGTGTAATCAATGGTCGCGTCCGAATCTATGGTGCTCGTTCGCACTCGTCGGTTGTTGAACAGTGGCGTTTTATTACTGCCCGTGACACAATCAACTATGTTGC